ACAGCGGGACAAGGAGCACGGTAACAAGTGACACTCCCCTGTTTGTAGATCTGGGCGGACGTGTTCACCACTTCGAAACCACAAGCGACAAGTCGCCATGGTCCGTAGCAGTAAGACTGGTCAAGGCTCAGATCCCCATCAACAGTGGGATTAACAACGGTCCAGTCAAACCCAGGAGGACCAGTGAAAATGTTCAATCCTGGGTAGAGTGGCATGGTGCCGCCGCTCACTGCATTGCCCGCAGCACACGCAATAACCTGCCGAAGTAGGTTAGGGTTGGGGCCAAAACAGGGGGAAAACGGGGCAAAAACAACTTGGCAATCCCAATTGGCAGAAGTTGTTGGGGTGGGAGATGACACCGAGGTCGTATAGGTCACGCACTGAGTGAGGGTGCGGACACTGCTGATGTCAGGATAGGCAATGGAACGCGCTTCGCGGTCCATGAAGGGGTCAAGAGTGGTCCGGAGCCAATCAAGGCCAGACTCAGTGAGTTGGCGAGATTGGACAAGACGGTCGAGAATGGTAGCGGCACGGTTAGCTAAACGGGTAGCGCTCATAGGTGGTTTTTCAACGACCTCGGCGAACAAATTCCATAAAGCGTGCAACATGAGGGCGGCAGGCCAGCTGTTAACCCGCAAAGCCCTCAGGCCGAGGTGCCCAATAACATTAAAAGGTGTTCGATGCACTATTGACTCTAACAGGCCAAGTGGGAAAGCAATGTCAGGAAAACGACCCAGGAAGAGCTCTTCAACGGCAACCATCATCAAAGTGAAACCGGTGTGGTTGGGGATGAAGCAGCTGGTCGGAGGGAAGGAATGGGGATCAAGTTTCGGATGCTCATCCGAGGCTATGCACCGTCCCAAATTCCAACCCAAATCAACTGACAAAACATGGCGCCATCCAGGGTGGCCTAAAACCCATGGAAAACATTTGGCGCGTGTGGCCTCTAACTCCATCTCATCAATATCAGCCGGAGTGAGGCTATAGAGTTCACAGAACTGACGAACCAGTACATCGCGTTCTGCGAAAATGTAGGTCTTTGGAACATAAGGTTTATCCACAATGTCTCTAAGGAAGGGATCACTTTCGTCAGAGACCAGGAACCAATACTCATCCATAACTCGCTGCAACATAGGGCCCACAAGGGGCACTTGCTCCAAGTGGCGCAGACCACGGGCCACAGTGACAGCATGGTGTGCGTGCGAGACAATATTGTTTGGGTGAGCGCTCCAAAAGAGCTTGCTCAACATGCGACCCATCTTCGGAAGAAAGACAAGGTGCCCGAAATTCATCATGGGGCGCATGGATAAAAACTCTGCTGCGAAATGGTGCGTCGTCATTTGCGCTGCCATGTCGAGGCCATACCGCGCATAGTGGTGCTTCAGAGCACGCGTGAAATGAGCCATATCAGCAGTAGCGTCCAAGGCAACAAGTTGGTCATCACTCTTATTGAAAACGTGAAACCAAGTTGGGTACGTGAACGTGGAGGTGGCTAAGGCAAAAGCAACCGTGTGGTTAAGGGTTGTGTCTTGACGGCCAGTGGCAAAACCTTTGGAGACTTTAACCTTCAATCCGCTCTTAGCCCTGGCAACCAATTTGAGGGAACGACGACAAAGCGCCATAACGTCAGGAGGGAAACCAGAGTACTCGTAAACGCGAAATTTCAAGCGTAACAACTCAGGGCGAACACTAGCATCCATGGATTTGGCATCAAGGCTGACCCATTGGACGGCACGCCCAGCAAGGACGTGCTCGACATAAGAGCCAAGCTCAACACCATCCATGGTGTAGATGAAGGAAAAGTGGGGA